ATGTTGCAAATGAGAGAATGCGAATTGATAGTGCAGGAAATGTCGGCATCGGTACTTCGGCTCCTGCTGCTGCACTTCATGTCAATTCTGGTACAGCCGCTCCAATGACATTAGAAATTACAGATACAAATGGAGATTTTACACTAAAATCAACTGCTTCTACACCATCTGGTACTATCATAGGATTGCGATGGGAGGCAAAAGATGATGCTGGTAATAATACAGTTTATGGTATTATAGGATGTAATGTTGATGATGATTCTAATGGGTCTGAAAAAGGTTCAATTAGTTTTAATTTAGCAAATGCAGCAGGAGGAACAACTGAACAAATGACAATAGAGGGCGATGGCAAAGTCGGCATCGGTGTATCAAACCCAAACCAAAGTTTAGAGGTACGGGGGACTGGTATAAGAACGAGGAGGACTGGGTCGAGTACTCAGTCTGTACCAGCGGGAGTACAATTGACTACATTTGCGGGCAACTGGCCCACTGTTGGACATGAGGTCTTTAGACAGCAAGGGATGACTCTCGTGGGGAGCGGTGGAGGTAGAATACGAGTTCCAGTTGCCTATCAAGCCAATTTAAATACGCATTGGTACATTAAACTGACAGGTTGTGCCGCAAATTATAATTCAAGAACCTCAAATGGATTTTCAGGAGAAGTTTGGGGAGGTCACTTATCTGTATTTAATATAAATCATACGTCTGTCTTTGGTCATTTGGGCAGTATTTCTGGGTCAACAGGGTCATCTGGCGGCAATCATTATGTGAATTTCAATTTCAATTCAAATTATGACTCTAATGGGGCATGGGTATGGTGGGAGTGCGTAGGTCAAACTCAATCTATATACGCACCTAATATGAATGGAATGGCATTCGGATAGAAAGGAAAAATATGGCAGAACCAGTAGCAGCAGCAGATTCTTTGGATGTTAATGATCCTGACTTTTTAGATAACTTTGCTCAATTAGAAATAGATTGGGTGAAAAATGATGTTTTAGAAAAAACAGGAGAAACACCACCAAATTCAGAACTTAAAACAATTTTACTTTCTATGTTTCAAGAAGAATATGTAAATGAAAGATTTTTACATCTATTAGAAGATGAATAAAAAAGATATGACAATAGAAGAAATCGACAAAATCATAACAAACCTTCGGCAACAGATTCCGAATATGCAGATGCAACTGCACCAAGCAAAAGGCTATAAGCAAGCCTTACTGGACATGGATAAACCAAAGGAAAATTGAAACCTAAACCATAATTTCCCACCCCCAATAACTAACTCTTATAAATACTTTTATAACTTATATAAGGGTTTTACATGGCAGTTATTTCCAATATTTTCATTGATGCAGGTGCAGACTATAACACAACAGTAACAGTTACAGATGGTACTGGTGCTGTTTATGATCTTACCGGCTTTACAGCTGCCGCACAAATCCGTAAAATATACGAATCCTCATCTGTAACGGTGTCCTTTACCGTAGCTTTCAATGCAGATAGAACAACAGGACAATTAGATTTATCACTTACTGGCGCACAAACTGCTGCCATTGATCAAGGTAGGTATGTCTATGATCTTCTTATAACATCTGGAGCTAGTGTAAAGACTAGAGTAGTTGAGGGAATAGTAACTATTAACCCTAGAGTAACACAATAATATGCCTATATCTGCAACCGTATCACCATGGCCACCAGTACAAGTAACCTCAGTTGGCGTTCCCGGCTTAAAGGGTGCTGATGGAGATATTACATGGCAAGGAGAATGGAGTTCTCTAACAACATATACTCTAAATCAAGCAGTTCAATACGATGGACAATCATATGTAGCACTACAAGGTGGTGCAGATAAAAATCCTTCATCTCAAACATCGTATTGGTCACTTATGACTGCAAAAGGTGCTTCTGGTGCTGATGGTACTGCTGCAACGATTTCTGTAGGGACTGTTACTACGCTTGCAGCTGGTTCTACAGCAGCGGTTACAAATTCAGGAACTTCTGCTGCTGCAACTTTGAATTTCAGTTTACCAACGGGCCCTAGAGGACTGCCTGGAAATTTAACATGGCAGGGAGCTTGGAATTCTAGTAAAACATATTATAAATTAGATTGTGTATATTATCAAGGGGGTTCTTATACCTCATTAAATACTAATGTTAATATTGCTCCCACAACAACAACCCATTGGGATCCAATAGCCTTACCGGCTGGTGGTTCATTAGGAGGAATGACAGATACAGATATGTCAGCTACTATTGGTGATGCTGCAACTTTAATATATAATGGTACAGCAGAGAAATGGGAAGATAACAATGTATTCGGTTCAGATAGTTCCGCTTTACAATTAGATGGAGGAACATTTTAAGGAGAAAATAAAATATGGCAACTTTAATAAAAATAAAAAGAGGCGGAGCAACCGCTGAAACAGCGCCGAGTCAATTAGGTGCAGGAGAACTTGCAGTTACCTATGGTGATGCGGGCGGACAAGCTAATGGTGGTGATAGATTATATATAGGAAATTCACCAGGCAATGCAAACCTAATTATTGGTGGTAAGTATTTCATGGATTTGATAGATCATGTTCATGGTACACTTACTGCGAGTTCTGCATTAATTGCAGATTCCAGTAGTAAACTGGATAATATTAAGGTCGATAATTTAGACCTCAACACAAATACACTTTCTACTACAAATACTAATGGAGAATTGGTATTAGGCCCGAATGGTACTGCTGGGGTAGGAATTCTTGCTGGGGGAAGTTCTACTCCTGCAACATTAAAATTCTATGAAGCATCCACAAACGGAGCTCATTCCATTGCAGTCAAATCACCAGCATCAGTCGCAGCAGATGTAACTGTAACTTTGCCTGCGGCTACTGATACTTTAATTGGTAAAGCAACAACTGATACGGTAACAAATAAATCTATTGATTTGGGTACTAATACTGTAACTGGTTCAGTTGCAGAATTTAATGCGGCTTTACAAAGTGAAAGTTTTGCTACATTAGCGGGAAGTGAAACACTTACAAATAAAACATTTACATCCCCAACAATAACAACTCCAGTTATTACTGAAATTGATTCTGGTTCAACAATAACTTTAGATGCTACAACGGACATTGTATTAGACGCTGGTGGTGGTGACATATTTTTCAAAGATGATGGCACAACTTTTGGTAGTGCTACAAACTCATCTGGAGAATTAGTAATCAAATCAGGCACTACAACTGCGGCTACATTTGCTGGTGCAAATGTAACTTTAGCGGGTACTGTAGGTTCTGGTGCAATTACATCAACAGCTGGTATTGCAGGAACAACTGGAACATTTTCTGGTGTTGTCGATGCTCAAGTAGGAGCTCATGGTGCAAATGTTACGATAGGTATTGCTGGTACAGGAGAAATATCTACCAGTACTGGAAACTTAACAATTAATTCTACTGGTGGTACAGTAACCATTGATGATAATCTTACCATTGCTGCAAGTAAGACAATTGATATGGGTGCAAATAAAATCACAAATATTGCAGATCCTACTGCGGCTCAAGATGTAGTATCAAAGGCGTATGTTGATGCAGTCAAAACAGGACTTGATATTAAAGATTCTTGTACTGTTGCAACTACTGCTGATGATACAGGATTGACATATGCCAACGGTACAGCAGGTGTAGGAGCAACATTGACCAATGATGGAAATGAAGTATATGCTGTAGATGGAGTAAACCTTACTCTTAATATGAGAGTACTTGTTAAAGACCAATCTCCAGCATCCGAAAATGGTATTTATTATGTATCTACTGCTGGTGCAGCTGGTGCAACTTTAATATTGACAAGAGCTTTAGATGCAAACCAACCAGCAGAACTAACTGGTGGATCTTTTACTTTTGTTGAACAAGGAACTACACAAGCAGAAAATGGATATGTATTTACTCATGATGGAGAACCGACATTTGGATCTGGTAATACTGCATTGACTGTAGCACAGTTTTCAGGTGCAGGACAAGTTGTCGCCGGAACTGGACTTACAAAATCTGGAAATACTATTGATGCTGTTGGTTCTACAACTATTCTTGCGAATGCTGATACTCTTGAAGTTAGAAGTACTGGAACTGGTGGACAGATTTTACGTTCTACTGGAACCGCATCTCAGGCTGCAGTATGGGGTCAAGTAGACCTTGCTGATTCTGATGCAGTTACAGGAATTTCTGCTATTGCAAATGGTGGAACTGGAGCTAGTTCTTTGACTGCTAATCGACTGATGATGGCAAATGGTACTAGTGCAATTTCAGTACTTGGTGCTGGAACTCAAGATCAAGTGATGTTAAGTAATGCTGGTTCAGCACCAGCTTTTGGAAATATTGATGGAGGAACCTTTTAATGGCTACGGTGATTAAATTAAAAAAATCTGAAGTTGCTTCATCAGTACCCGATACTGGAGATATTGTACAAGGAGAAATTGCAATCAATACGGCAGATAAAAAAATATATGTAAGAGACTCTAGTGATAATATTGTTACAGTAGCACATGGTAATGGTGAATTACTAGGAACAGTTTTAGCAATGTCAGTTGCTTTAGGATAAAGGATAAAACATGGCTACGCCAGCAACAAAAGATGCTCTTAAAGAACATTGTTTAAGATCATTAGGAAAACCAGTTATTGATATTAATGTAGATCCAGACCAATGTGATGACCGTATCGATGACGCTCTTCAATATTTTGCAGAGTATCATATGGATGGTGTTGAGAGAATGTATCTCAAATATAAAATGACTGCTGCACAGATTACCAGAGGTTCTACAGATGCTACTACTAACGTAACAGATACTATAGATAATACAGGTGGTGCATACGCTTGGTTAGAACAAAAGGTTTGGATACCTGTTCCATCTTCTGTAATTTCCGTATTGAGAATCTTTCCAGTTACAGATCATTCAACTGTACCTATGTTTGATATGAAGTATCAAATGAGGTTAAATGATTTATGGGATTTTACTTCTACTTCTATGGTCAATTATCAAATGTTACAAGAACATTTAGATATGATAGACCACTTATTAATTGGTGAAGTTCCTGTTAGATTTAATCAGCATCAGAATAGACTTTATTTAGATATGGATTGGCCGAATGAAATTCCGGCTGATCAGTTTCTTGTTATTGAGTGTTATAGAAAGTTAGATCCAACATCATACACAGATGTTTATAATGACATTTTTCTTAAAAAATATGCAACAGCACTTATTAAAAAACAATGGGGAGCAAACTTGATTAAATTTACAGGTGTAGCAATGTTGGGTGGTGTACAAATGAATGGAGAAACAATCTATACTCAAGCTGATGAAGAAATAAAACTACTGGAAGAACAACTCCTTAATGGATATGGGCTCCCAGCAGACATGATGATAGGATAAGATGCCAACTTCTGTATATTTTGACACAGGTACAACAGCCGAACAAATATTATATGAGAACCTAATTATTGAACAACTTTCAGTTTTTGGGCAGGATGTATATTATCTTCCTAGAAAATTGGTCAATGAAGATACTTTGTTTGGTGAGGATGCTTCAAGTACTTTCAATAATGCATATATTATTGAAATGTATCTTGATAATATAGAAGGTTATGAAGGTCAAAAAGAAATGATGACCAGATTTGGTGTGGATATTCAAGATGAAGCTACATGGGTAGTTTCTAAGAGAAGGTTTGAACAATTAATATCCTTAGACCAGAATTTAATTGTTAATAGTCGCCCAAATGAGGGAGACTTGATTTATTTCGATAAATCAAAGAAACTTTTTGAAATTAGTTTTGTTGATCATGATGACCCATTTTATCAACTTGCTAATTTACCTGTATATAAATTACGATGCCGTACTTTTGATTACAGTCATGAAGATATGGCAACTGGTATCTCAGAGATTGATGATGTTGAAACAACACATTCTTTGGATGCTCTTGAATATCAAATTATATTAGAAGCTGGAACTGATTCAGGAACTAATTATTTAATAACCGAAGATGGAGATTGGATTGTAAGTGAAGCTTATAGTGTGGATACTGTAGACACTTCTTCTGACTCT